GAGAGGTATAATGCTTGCAGCAGTGGGCGACCTTCACTTGATGTCTAAGTCTCGTAAGACAAAGACATTATTGACAAGGAAACAGATGATGGGGAACCTTTTGAGTTTCCCTATACTCTGTCTTATCAACAAGGCTTGCTTCGACATCTGCTGCGACTTGACTTGGGGTCAAGGCAAGAGGAGGGTTGGTAGGTTTAATGGCGACGATTGCATGTTCGCAGGTGATGAGGCTTTCTTCCACTTGTGGGAGAGAGTCACTTCTACCTTCGGACTTGTCGTTAACCGCCAGAAGACCGGTTTTTCTAAAACCTGGCTCGACCTTAATAGTCAGCCTTACCACGTACCCACTTCAAGTTTAGTCCCTAGGCATTGTCTCTCTTTCCTTCGGCCTTTCAGGAATGATTGTGTCGATCTCCTCGGGGAGGTATGGAAAGGTACAAAAGAAATGCGTCATGGTGTACGTCAGTACGCTGTGTCGGTTCTAGCCCGGCACGAAATTGTCCTCAGGGACTTTTGCGTGGCCAATGTGCCTCGATATGTTGTTGCTGGGCTGATGAAGAGGGCCTGGTTTCGTAGATGGCGAGGATCTGATCCTGTACCACCTATCGTTACTGGGGTCTCACGTGCAGACATTGTTGTTGTCGCAGAGCCTCCTCGTGAGGACCTCTTCAGCATAGTGGATGAAGCACATTCAGAAGCAGAACGGCGGAGATTAGCCTATTGGACTGGCAAGCCTCTTTCTTTTGACAGTAGACCAGTTTGGGAAAATTCCCTTTCTGGCGGAAGTCGAAAGACAGTGGAAGTCTTACCTGGCCCTCAGACGAAATCTATCCGTCGCCAGGGACGCCCTCCCCTCCCCCCCCTGATCTCGTCTAAGCGTAGTTGTAAGAAATTCGTTAAGGTAGTTAGTTGGAAGTTTTCTTGGTCAAAGCCGGTCTTAGACTGGTTTAACCTCGAATTCGGTCCAGCCGGTTTTGCCAACTATCCTAAGTGGGGTCCTGATCATCCTAGAATGGTCCCTCATGCTGAATGTCGCAACTATGTGAGGTTGAGATTTATAGTCCCTACACCTCCATCGTTGATGCCACCGGGCCCGTACGGGGTTTGATGGTGCTGATTAGTGGGTTTTCTCCTAGGATGTCATGTTAGTACTGATTGTGGCCAGTTGAGCCGTGACTTTTACCACCACTTCTATTTCGGATCTCTCCTCCGCAATGACCTGTATGTTACCGCTCCGATTGGGGCGATTACA